GCCTGAAACTGCGTAGCAGCCTCCGCTAACAGGGGATGAGTCACGCCGCTGGAGCCTCGGAACGGTTGTTCACGCTCTTCGTAATTAAAACCTAAAAGCTCCAGACCTTGGGCATACGCATCTTCCCAATCTTGGCGACCGGCTTTGTTGGCATCAAACTGTTCCAGCAGGTTGCTGGCGATGGCCCCCAGATCACGGTCGGGTATTTCTTCGGCTAGGTTGGCATAAAAATCATCGCTGGTGCCGCGATCATCGGTCGGGTCAAAATCGACTGTGACCCCACCATCTTCTTCCATAATAATTTCAATCGCAGGTTCCCCTTCAATGTCACTCAGGTTCACCAAGGGTGTTTGAGAATCCGGTATCTCTAATTCGAGTTCGGCGGCTAAATCAGCTTCGTCCAGTTGCGATGGCACATTTCTGTCCATCAACGAGCCACGGCCTCTTTCTTCTTCTGCCATACATCACCCCTCTAGGCTGTGCGATCTAGTATATCGTTAAGTTGCTCTTTTATTTTAGGTTCAATATCAGCGGCATCCGCATAAGACTGCACCGGCAACCCTGCTTGTTTCATCTGTATACTCAAAGCTGCGTCTTCTCTTTTTGTTTCTTCGGTCTGTTTTTTCATCAAAGGTTTACCCGGATCTAATGTTTCAATACCTTCTACTTCGTCAAACTCTTTTAACAAAGCATTTTGTTGCGTTTCATACTTCGCTGTTCTTGGTTTGGTTTGATAGGAAAGGGCTTCATATTCTTCTGGCGATATTCGTTTCTGCTTCAAAAGTTGTTCCACTTTCGGCTTGGTAAAAACTTGCGCCACTTCTCCAGCAGTATCACCAAAAGCAATCGACTCTGGTCGTAAATCGTCAGCACTTCGCACGTTCATCATCAAGAGCATTTTGTCGTCGCCTTCGTCAGCAATACGCTTCACCGCAGACTCCGCTAAATTCTTTTGATCCTCGTCGAAAAACTGGCCCGACAAGTACCGCAAGCGCGTATCGTATTCTTCGGTTGTGTATTTTTTCGGGTCGCCTAACACTGCTTTTGCTCGTTGCAAACGAGAAACCATTTTTACTGGAGCACCAACAAAAGGGATCGCCCCTGCTACCTGTAACCCTGCATCGAGATAGTTTTCTTCGCGCAAATTCTGTAACAAGGACGGACTGCGTTCACCTTCTCGCATCATTTCCAGCATCGTGGTTTTTCGATCCGGCATCTTCGGCATCATACCAGCCATGTCAAAAAGACCACCGATGCCCGTCATCTGTGAAGCAGCTTGCGTCATTTGAGCAGGGCTGGGCATGGGACCTCTGCCTATACGAGCAAAATCTTGCACCAACGATTGCGTGTACGGATTAGCCATATCAGTAATACATCTTCATTTTTACAGACTCCGTTTCTTCGTCCCAATCATCACTTGGCAACTGAACAAAGTTACCCTGCCGATAACGCATCAGCGCCTGAGTCATGCTATCAACCAAGTCGTCATGCTCTCCGTTGGGAAACGCCGCGACCTCTTCCACCAATTCCTCGGCAAAAGTCGTATCGGGACACCATACCATACCCGCCTCAAATAAGGGAGATACAGAATGCACCCGTGTGATCTTATCATTACCCCTAGAGGGCGTAAAGTTAACTACCGGAATCCCCATCTGCCGCATTTCCTGCGTGAGCGGCGTACCACTGGCCTTGGCCTCTACAATGACGGTGTCGGGGTCCCAGAACTTATACTCATCAAACGCCATCTGTTTAAGCTGCGGAAAATCCCAACGACCCTTCTTACTGTCTAGTAAAATTAAGCCGGGGGTCCCTGACTCGTTCGGATAGAAAACACCCCACGTCGTAATTGCACTGTAGTCGGCGGTCTCGCGTTTACTGAACGCCGTATCGTAACTCTGGATGACGTATTGCAAATTGGGCACCTCGTCCTGCTCCCACAACTGCCACCACTCGCGTTTGATAATCGCACTCTCTTCGCCCGTGGGATTCTGCTGATACTGCGCGTTCCATTTGTTCAACGGTATAGAGGCGCGAACCGCGTTCAAATCTTCAAGACTCCAGAACTCAGGCCAACACGGGGTATCATCCTCAAAAATAGCCGGTAATTCCACGATCTCCCACTGATCGGCCAACGGATCTTTTGCCATCGCCCGTAGCAACTGCCCGGTCATATCCTTCTCCGACCAGCGCGTCTGCACCAGCACAATCGAACCACCGGGCTGTAACCGCTGCCGGGGACCCCCCGTGTACCAATCCCACGCATCATCAAACCCGGAAGCCGACATCGCCGTCTGCTCCGAATGCGGATCATCAATGATAATCAAATCACCACCACGACCCGCGAGGTTTGAACCTACGCCCACGGCATAGTACATACCACCCGAACTCGTATCCCAACGGCCCGATGCTTTACTGTCAGCCGCCAACTTCACGTCAGCAAAAATTTCTTTGTACTCGTCCGAATCCAAAAGGTTCTTGGTCTTACGACCAAAGTTTACGGCAAGCTCCGTCGTGTGCGTTGCCTGAATGATCTTCATGCGCGGATTACGGCCCATCATCCAAGCAGGAAAAAGAAAAGACGCAAACTCACTTTTCGTGTGCCGTGGAGCCATGTTGATGATTAAACGCTTCAACTCACCACGGGCCACGCGCTCCAACTTTTCAGCAATAATCTGATGGTGACGACCCGCAATAAAATCGGGCCACATATTTTTTACAAAAATTAAAAACTCGTTTTTACACGCCTCGTTCTTCTCAAGTTGAGCCAAACGCAGTTGCAATTTGAGTTCTTGCTCACTGACCTCTACATCCATCGGGGGACCCTAAAGTATGCGACTTTACACGATTTAATAAGATAGTTAATCGCGGGTCAAGGACCATATCATTTTTCTGGTGAATATTTGCGAAAAACATGGCCCTTGTACTTGCTCGGCGACGGCGGCGCGGCGCTGCGCGGATCGCGGATCGCGGCGAATTGCTCAAGGTCCGAAAGCCTCGATTGTGAGGGGACCCTAGCGAATAATGGAGAAAAAGTTGTTGTTCTTTTTGGATGACTTCCAACTGATTGCGGCGCATGGATCGCGGCGAACGGTCCACCGATCACCGACGACGGACCACGAACGACGAACCGCGAACCCGCGCCCATGTTTCAAGGTCCATAGGTTTTGGGCATCGGGCGGGCGGCAAAGGCCCGCATGTTTAACTGGTAAAAACCACGAGCAAAAAAAAGCCCGCACGACGGCGGGCTAGATGATCGGATGGGGTTAAGCGGCGCGAACTATAAACCGGCTGCTGTCAATGTCCGACTGGTCAGCATCCGTTCGCTTGTATTTAAGACCAACGACCACTGGACCCGCTTGGACGTTTAACAAGTCGGACTGATCGCCGTTAATCACTTCACGATCGAGAAACATGCTACCGACTGGCACTTGATCAAATACCACCGCCAACGGAACATTTGTTTTTAAAGCCTTGCGTACACTGGCTTGATATTTTGGTTCCGCGCTGTAGCTAAACATAAGTGCGTAATTGTCCGGCGTTTTACCTAGACGATGCGCCGTTTTGGTGTAGTCATACATAAATAGATCGGGGAATTCTTGCGGGATTTCGTGGCGTTCAAATGCAACATCGCTTAAAACATTTAACCGCGCCACTGGTTGCACGTTGTTCCGTTTACACACTTTAATGAAATTGGATAATTCCCAACGTAGTTGGTCGAGGAAAATATTAGGCGCTTCGTGGTAGTAATCTTTTTTAGCTATCCGCGCGTCTTTCACGTTTTCAAAACGACCACGACCGGCGGATTTAAGGCAAAGCTTGCGACAATTCGCGACTTTAGACCATGGGCAAAGTATGTCATCGGGGTACATTGACAGCGATGCGATACGAACCGCGCCGTTCAGTTTTTGGGTTTTCTTAATTTTAAGATTCCCCGCATTAGTATCTAGCAATTTTTTTGGGTACATTTAAAAGCCTTTTTCTGTTAGTTGAATATTGAGTATATAAGATTTTGGCAACCGTTGACAACGGCCAAAAAAAAGCCCGCACATTGGCGGGCTTTAAATAGTGGCGCGTTTTCAATAGGAGATTTCGGTCACTAGCTCAATATCTCTAATTGATTCGTCAATCATTTCTTGGATCTCATCACGAGCGATTTGACCGCCCTCCTCCTTTGCCTCGTCGATGCGTTCTTCGATGCGGTCGCAAATTTCTCTCCGCTCCATGAAGTCAAAGTTTCCCTCAATCTTTTGGACTAACCATTCGTGAATTCCTAGTTGGTCCAAAACTAAATGAAATGCACGGTCTACTTCCTGTTCACGATTTCGAATTCGCAGCAGCTGGGCTTCATGCGCTTCACATATTTGTTCGGACGCGGCCAATTCGGCCTTCAACCGCTCTATACATTCTGCCGCAGTTTCTTCGACGATGACGGGTTGCTCTTGATTTTCGTTTTGTTTTTCCATTTTTGATAACTCCAGTTAGTTGAAAAAAGTGGCATCGCTGCCAACGTATGGGATTTTAGCAATTAACTTTTGTAAAAGTAAAGTAAAAAAAAGCCCGCACATTGGCGGGCCTAGTAAATGATAGAAAATCAGGAAGTGCATCCAAACTCTTCTACACCTTGTTGCTCCACCTTCCTTGCATACTTGGCGACGATTTGCTTTGCAGATCCCAGTGATACTTTCCGCATGGTTCGCAGATCGACAAATTGCTTGCGTGGGCGGTAGGTTTGACCCATTGGACTGAAATGCCAGTTCTGGGAATTTTGTCGCAGTGCAACTGCTATCGGTGCCCCTACCAAAGCCGCCTTATCAATAAGCGTTGTTTCCGCTTTTGTGAAAGTGCTTGGGTCCTTGTTAAGTTTGATGACATTCATTTTAGTTTCTCCAGTTAGTTGAACCTTGAGAGTATGCGATTATGGCAAGGAAGGCAAGCAAAAAAAAGGCCCCCAAAATGGAGGCCATGAAAGGTTGATAAAGTTTACGCTGCGACTTTATCGAGTAACGCCCCCGCTTTGCGTTCAAGATTAACTCGCGCATCTTGGTGCGGAATATCTCGCGCAATGGCAGTAATCCCTTGCGCGCAATCCCAAACGTTGCGAATGGGCTTTTGTTCTTCCTGAACATGGCGACTCATCGCTGCTTTTGCCATTCTGGCAGATAAACCACCACGCTTTTGTAGGAATTGTAGCGCGTCGTCATCATCTTTAGCTATCTTAGCACTTCGTGCGGCCTCGACTCCCTCAAGTAACTTGCTAGTGGAATGTTGCGAATAAGAATTGAGAGCCGGAGCCATTTCGTCATAGAAGCGCCAAATGGCATTCTTGGTGTGGCGAATTCTAATTTCTTCAAAATTTTCAACGCCCCAAAGATTGCGATTCTGGCAAACGCCGCGCAGATACATGCAAGCTAATCCGGCGGTCTTACTTCCGACTTCGGAATTCCACCAATAGAAACCTCGGAAGATAAGATCCGGTTCGCCGTTGGGAAGTTTGCCAATTTCAATTGGGTTGAGATCATCGCAAAGAAAACCGAACATGTCTCTATCACTTGCAAACAACGTGCTGCCTGTATTTGCATGCGGGTTGTAAACTCCATTGCCTTGCATACTGCCCGGAATTTTCCACTCGCCCTGATCCGCTACTTTGAGAACAGGAGCTAACATTTCACGGTTGAGAATGCGTCCATAGTCTGGGCCAGTTGCAGCCCGTAGATTGCCGCCGTCTCGATGATCATACGTCTTGATGATTTCACGTCCACGATTGAAACGTAAACCCCATGCCAAATTGTTGGCTGCCAATTCTGCGGGTAACTCTGAAAGGTATCCCGCAGGAGCACCCGCCAAAGTTGCTAACTGACCGGCTGCCCAATGTGTTGGAACGCTACTAATCTGCTGACCTGTTTTCGGGCAGTCATACTCTACGCGCAGTTCACCTTGCCTAATGTTTTCTGGGTCTAGCTCACCAATGATGTTGAGTTTATGAGTATCAATCACACGGCTCGTCATGCCCTCCGAATCCGCTTGAACGAACGCGGCTAGGTCTTCTAAAGTCTCGAACCTTTCATCTGCGGGACGATTGGCATAATTACTAGCCAGTTGCGTACCATGAGCGGAAATGCCGTGCTGTCTTGCTGAAGTCTTGTATGTATCCATTTTTCTTTTCTCCAAAAAAAATTTAAGTTAGTTGAATATCGGCTATAAAAAAAACCGATATGGGAAGATTCCCATACCGGCCTGTAAATGTCAATAACTTTTTCGAAAGTTATCTTTTGCTTCTCCGTTTTCGTTTTGGCTTCGTCCGATTTGTTTGATCTACTGCATCATCTCCATATAAGAATCGTGCGATCCAATCAATGAAAAAAAACATAGGTACTCCGTTTATGAATGTATAAACGATTTTATAGGAGAATATAGGATTAAATCAAGGATTATCCGTGATTGCTTGGAAAACTTTATCAAGATGAAAAGGAGATAATTGATGCACATGTGGCTCTAGTTTGACCCCAACCTCTGCCAGTTCAATGGCATCCTCCGCTTTGTATAAAAATAATTCTGCGGGGGTTTCTGTATTTTTTTGTTTGCGAATCAGAATCCACGCACTTGCGTGGGAGTGTCGGGTCAACCAACTGATCTGATGCGGACGTAATCCCACCTTGTTAGCGGTGATAACTTTTAGTTCGATAAAATGAAAGTGCCCACTCTTATCACAGATACATAGGTCAGGGACTCCGGCGGTTGCTGTGCTTTCGATCCTAGTGGACTTCAACCCCATCGTCGAAGTCTTCATCCATCTCCGAATCTGGTCCCAAAAGTCTTTCTCCAGTTTGATCGGATCCTCCTTTTCTGGGAGTAACGTCCCTGATGACCGGCGCGGTATACTGCTCTTTTAATTCTGCCAAAGCTTTTTCAACTTCTTCCTTGCTCATACTATCAATCGAGCCATGCCTGATTTCAGATTTGTTAATATAGATGTCGCCCTTTGCCTGACCCCTACGATACTCCGCCTGAACCGCAGCAGAGTATGCGCCATTCTGCAAAGCCTGATCTCTAATCAGTTGCATATCTCGCAAGTGTCTCTGGTAAGTAATCCCAAACTTCTGGTCCAGTTCATCACGATAGGATTTGATAGCGGCAACTACGTGGGGGCTAATGTGGGGGTTGGTCAGTTCGTAAGCTCTGGTATGGGCACTTGTTTCAGGATACCCCGCATTGATCGCCGCCTCTCTCAACGTTATCTGCCCATCGTTAGCTACCAGTTCTCTAACAAACAATTCCTGCCGTCGAGTCAACGGACTAGAAACAGAAGACTTGGGTCTACCTCTAGTTCGAGGAACAGGATCAGATTTTTTCAACGCTCGCTTTGCCATATAACAAGTGAACCTCAGTTAAACTCAGGCAAATTCTAATCTACGTAATATAGAAATGAAAATGAAAAATAAAAAAAAACTGATTCAGGCCCTTTAACGCACTTTTGATATTTAAAGGTTACATATGTGATAAATGATAAAATAATTTGTAACTGAATAAGTAACCTATAAGTAATTGTTTTTGTTACCTATTGTACACTGGTTACGTCAGTTACACTGGTTACGGGTATAAAATAAAAAAAATAAAAAAAATAAATCTTTGGCTATATAAGTAGAAACAGTGTTTTCCAAAAAAACCCCGCCGAAGCGGGGCCGTGGTCCAAGCACCGTGGT